AAGACCAAATAAAATGATAAAAGACATAGATATAAAAGAATTAGAATTAATGTGCGTTGATTTAATTAGCAAAACATTAGTTGAGTTAGGACAAATCAAAGATGAAAAACATATCGTTATACTTGCTAAGTCTTTAGCTTATGATGTTAAAGAAGATTTTAAGAATTTATATTTTGAGGATATAGTTCAATCTTTTAGACAGGGAGTAAGAAATACAGATAGCTTTGTTCTTAATGTGCAGAATTATTATAAATGGATAAAAGACCACAGACAATTAATATGGAACGAGTCTAGTAAAGAACCTGAAAGACAAGACAAGAGATTAGTATATAGAAGTAGGAAGGGGACAGGACTTAAGATTATGAATAAGGAAATTAAAAAATTAACTTAATGAATCTAATACATATAACACTTAGGGTAATACCTGACAACAAGAGATACACTATACTAAGCGGTGGAGATAATAAAGCTGCTATATATAAAAGGTATCTAACTATATTTTATGTAAGAGTGTCTAGAGTTTATGAAGGTCATGAGATATGGGGAGAGGTAATAAATGAATACGATAAATTAACTAAATAATAAATAATATGTTATCAATAATAATGTTTGTAGTGGGGTTCATATCAGGAATGTATGTAGTAACCCAAATAGAAAAAAGTATTAATAAAAATATAGAAAAAGATGATTAGTTATATAGGAGGAAAAAATAGAATGGCAGGATGGATATGCGAACATATACCAAATGATATAGAAACTTATGTTGAGGTGTTCGGTGGAGCGTTTTGGGTATATATCAAGGGAGATATAGATTCTAAACCTCAACTTAAACAGATAGTTTATAACGATAAGAATAGGTTTATGGCAAATTTATTCCAATGTTTTAGAGATACAAAATTTATGCTTACTACATTACAAGTATTTGAATCTCAAGACAAAGAAAGATTTGACAGGTTTCAATCCTACTTAAACACAATAGTAGATAGGAATATATATTTTCATTTAGGTAATTATGCTATAGCTGCAGAATACGCTTATGTAGCAACACAAGTGTTTAGTGGTAGTAAGATATTAGAAAGCAACTTTATTGACTTGAGAGGTAAGTATGGTAGTAAATACGATAGTTTAATAAATAAACTACAAGACCCTAAAATCATAGATAAATTAGAAAAGATTACAAATGTAGAGAACTTAGACTACACTGACTTAATATTAAAATATGATAGTCCCTCAACATTCTTTTATGTTGACCCTCCTTATTGGAAAACAGAAGATTACTATTCTAATCACGACTTTGATAGTGATGACCACGATACATTAGTAACACATTTGAAAAGAATAAAAGGTAAGTTCGCTTTGTCTTATTACGATTTTGATTTGTTAAGTGAGTGGTTACCTAAAGATAAATACAGGTGGGAGAGTAAAGAATTTAATAAGGCTGCGGGAGCACAGAAAGGTAAGAAACAAAATAAAGGAACAGAATTGTTGATTATGAATTATTAATTTATATATTTGCATTATGAAATTTAATAATATAAAAAGATTATTAAGACAACAGATTGAAAGTGGGGTTAGGGTTCTATGGACTTTTAACGAAGCAGAACCAGAGTTCACAATGATAATTGGAATAACTATGGTGGATATGGTGGATATGGAGGTCATTACGATAATTGGCATGATTATGATAAGTGGAATAAAGAATCAGAAGTTATTAAAGAAGGTAATGATGAAGTGTGTTATTATTGTGGAGACAGTGTGTTCCCATCTAATTGGGGAGAAAACTATAGATGGTGTCATGGATGTAATTCAGAAGTGTATTATGGCAAGGGAGAAATTGATATAGACCCTAACCAAACACAAATAGACTATGATGATATTGCAGATAGCTATGATGGCAGCATGAAACATAAGCAAGTAGTCAATACTATATTAAATAAACATTATAAAACTAAAAATAAATAATTATGGCAAAGAGATTTACAGATACAGACAAATGGAAAAAAGGATGGTTCAAACAACTTAATCCTAAACAAAGATTATTCTGGCTATATGTTTTAGATGATTGTAGCGCTGCTGGTATATGGGATGTTGATTTAGAAGTTGCTGGAATCAGAATAGGAGAACCTATAAACTATGATGAGGCTGTTGAGGTTCTTGGTAAGGATGTTGTGTGGTTTGATAGTAATGAAAAGATATTTATACCTAAATTCATTGACTTTCAGTATGGAGTATTGAACGAAAATTCTAGACCACACGCATCTGTTATTAAGATGTTAGATAAATATGATTTGTATAACATAAAAGGGATAAGTCCCCTAGATACAGGGGAAGTGTCTAAGCCAATCTTAAAGAAAAGGACAGGATTTGTTAAGCCTTCAGTTGAAGAAATTAAAGATTATTGTAAAGAGAGAAGTAATAGTGTTGAAGCTGAGAGTTTTTTTGATTTTTATGAAAGTAAAGGATGGTTGGTAGGTAAGACAAAAATGAAAGATTGGAAGGCTGCTGTTAGGAATTGGGAAAGAAGTAATAAGACAGAATCAAAGACAGGTAAAGTAGATAAACAAATAAGTAGTTGGCAAAGAGCCAGAGATATAGTAAAGAACAGTTAATGAAACATAAAAGTAAAATGACACAAATGGAATTAAATGCACTTACAGACAAGTCTCTGCAAGCTTATGTTGTAGGGAGAGAAGGAGAAGAATATTACGTTCAGCCAGAAAACGGCAGATTCTTTGAAAGATATGAGATTAGATTAGTGGTTGGAGATAATATTAAAATAACAGTTGGAGCAAATAATATGCTGGTATTAGAAGATGATGATAAAAAGTTTACTGATAAATTAATAATAAGAAAAGACCAAATAAAATGATAAAAGACATAGATATAAAAGAATTAGAATTAATGTGCGTTGATTTAATTAGCAAAACAT